TTACCGGCTCTGGCTCGCATCCGGTGGAAGAACTATTCGGACTTTCCAACCGACAGAACGATTGTTGGTTTGCGTTCGCTTTCCAGAGGGGTAAACTTTAATGCTTTCATCAATGTTTCCGACACACAAGCCCCCTTTGGTGTAGTCCTCTCAAAAGGCACAGAAGCGGGCGTAGCGTGGCAGACGGACAAACAAGCCCCAACAGGGCGATCTCTCATTGCAAGCTACTCTAGCGGTGGGGATTTGGCCTCCTGGCACGACTTGGCGGTGGTTACTATCTCGACATCGGTAGCAAGAGAGTATTATGGCTACTACCGAGCCATGCTGCGAGTGTTTTATAACAATGCACTCAGCCAAGCCTGGAATCTTAGACTTCAACTTCGCATCGGTTCGGGTGGGGCTAAGTTCACGACTGATCCGGTCTATCCGACGACAATTGCTCAATATGAAATTTTAGATTTTAAGAATTTAATAATTTTGAACAGACAATCAGCATCATTGATTGGCGGTGTTTCCGATCAGCTTCAGATTGCGATTCAGGGCTACTGCACATCGACTCTCAAGCCTTTGACCCTTTATGACCTGATTCTGATACCTGTTGATGAGTGGGCATTGGACGCTATCGTGCCTGAAATCGTAACAGTTGCATCACCTCAAGTCGCACTCTATAATTCTCTGGATATTGACTCGATTGGCAACCCTAAAGTCTCTATCAGTGTATCTAATCGAAATCCGAATGGCTTGATTGTTAGCCAATTCCAGGCAATCAATAACGGTCCGGCGATTCTTCAGAAAGCAGTTGATCAAAAATTCTGGTTCCTGGGCATGACTTATGAAAATTTCTGGAAGTCCAACCCTGAAATCCTGGGTAGTGTTCAGATTGATAAGCAACAGCAGTATCTTGGCTTCAGAGGAAGAAATTAAAATTTTTTATGGCGAATCCAAGTCTTCATAGTTCGGTTGAGTTTACAATTTCATATTTTGATTTGCTTCCCAAAGGCGGGACCTGGCTAGGCGATCTGGAGATTGCTGCTCAGAACTGGCGACATGGAATTTCTGCTTTTGGCGGCTATGGCGAAGCCAGTTTTGAGCTTTCAGATCATGAAGAAGACATGGAAGACTGGATCATGAATGGCCTATTCCGACCCATTATTGTCAAGGACAACTACCTGGCGACAATCTGGGAGGGCTATGTCGATTCGATTACTATCAACCAAGCAGGTCTTTCGGTCACACACGGTCCGGTTTCACAGATTGCCAATCGAATCTTTGCTATCTATTCCGGTGTCGATACCAGTGTTTATCCGCCACAGATCGGCGTAAGAAAGAGAACACCCACTCAGAATAATTTGGTTTCCCAGGCTACGTGGGGAATTTGGCCTTTGATTCTTTCTCTGGCTGGAGTAAGTGATGCCAATTCTGACCAGCTTGTGAGTATGTATTTGGGTGAGCATGGACATCCGGAAATAAATTCAAATTTTTCTTTTTCCGGCGAAGAAATTTCTCTGACAATCAACTGTCTGGGCTGGTTCACCACGCTCAAGTATCCTTTTAATTACACGACCAATTCGGGTACAGTGGCGGTCAGCACCCGTATGACACAAGTTCTTAATGCCAATCCCAACCCTGGCTGGATCAGCAGTGATTATTCAAAAATCACAACTAATACAACAGCAGTTCCGCAGTTCGAGAACGATGATCAGCTTGCTATGGAGCATCTAAGAGGGTTGACGGCAATGGGAGACGCTGCCCTACAGCGGTATATCCTGGGTATCTATGAAGATCGAAAAATTAAATACGCGCCTGTCAGCACTCAGATAGACTACACACTCGAACTTCGCGACCCCAAACGACAGGTCTTCGATTCGAGCGGTAGTTTGGTCGCTCCCTGGAAAATTCAGCCTGGACAATGGGTGTTCTTTTCTGATTTTATTCCGAGTCTGGGTTCTCCTTTCCAAGATTTTCATCTTGATCCCAGGATGCTTCGAGTTGAGACAGTCGAATTCGATATGCGAACACCTTATGCCGTACAGTTTACAGGTGGTGTGGCATCTAAATACGAGCAAAGAAGCGCGCGTTTAGGACTGAGAGGGGCAGAAGTCTAATGGCAAGGCAACTACCAACTGATGTATTGATTTCTCCAGAACAAACTCCTGTTCCTGTCTTCAATACCAATCAATCCGGTCAAGCTATTTCTACAGATCAATTGCAGCCGACTCCAATTCCTGCTCCTGGTACTGTTCTGAAGTCTGATGCTACGACTCTGATCCCAACAACTACAGAGGCGCAGGACAAAACAACAGAAGGTCAGCGTCATATCAACCTGATCTGGGAGAATACTCAGAGTCGAATTGCTGTTTTTGTTGTGGGTGTAGGCGTGATTGTAAATTCAGTAGTAGTCGTCTCTATTATCTTTTTCAACAAAGAAACATCTGTTACACAGCTTGCTTTGATCTCAATTTGCTTGCAGTTCATCAACTTGACTACAGGGATTGTAATCGGTTTCTATTTTTCAAGAACAAATCATTCAGCTACGGGTGGTGTCGGTCCGCAACCTATGGATATGTATACAGGAAGATAAAATGAGCAACGACATAGTAGCTTCTCTAAATTTAAGGGTTGAACTTGAGACCATCAAAAGCATGGCAGTTATCTTGCTTGGCAGCGAGAAAAAACAATTAAAAAATCTTACAAAATTCTCGATTCCAGATGGCGGTTCCCCCATTCCAGCCGGTGTCTATCCTTTCTCTCCAGGTCGATACTCTCTACTGACCCCAGATGGTCTGGTCGAAATTAAAGAAGGTGACTATATCCTACAAACCCTAGACAACTGCTTCTACTTTATCCGGCTGGAGAAAACCGAGTAATGCCAATTGTACAAGTCCGCAATGCGTCAATGGAGCAACTCAATTCCGCTGATCTTCTCGATGTTGAGGAGAGAAATTTTGGTGCTGAATGGTATGACCATGCAGGCGGCCAGGTTATACTGCTCGGTACTGGCCCATTCACACTCAACTTAGACACAGAAAGAATAAATTCAGCGCCTGAATTTTATTCGATGGCTGCTGACATCCTCACAATTGCTGAAGCCGGACTCTATCTCTTTTCTTTTCAACTTATGCTGTCGAGCAATGGCGATGGCATCAATCGCATGTGGCTTGAACAAGACCCAGACACAGGCACATTCGTAGCCGTACCTTCAGTTATCACTCACATACCAACTCCGGCAATCACTGTGACCGGCAATTCGACAGGGATGGTAACGTCCTTGATTCAAGTAGGCATAAACTATCGCTATCGCATTCGTTATGAGCAGATTACAGGCTCTACTCCCTGTACAACTGTAGTGGATGGCTCCAAACTCTCCGTTGTACGCCTCTTTAAGAACGGTTGACATAACAACTATTTAGTCTGGTTCTAGCAATTCACAACAAGCACGTAAGTAGTTGTATATATCTCACTTCGCGTATAGTGATTTTAATATATAATATATAAGTATATATAATAGGAGAAGGGGCAACTACTGAAAGACTTGTTGTAAAAGCCTAGAATATAAAACTTATCAGGTCGCATAATAGACAAGTCTCAAACCGCCATGCTATATTGTGAGCATCAGATGGCGAAGGAAACAGATACTTCTACCAAGAGGGCGACAGGGGTTCGATTCCCCTCAATCGAGAAATCGATTGTAGTTTAGTTGGTCAGAACTCCTTCAGCAAGACACTGTTCCAACTACTTCCTCTGATAAAACAGAATGTTGGAAGTAACAGGCACACTTCGCTGGCCTTCGGCCAGTAGGCGGGTAGTCCGTCTTGATGGTTCAAATCCATCCATTCTTACTCGCCAGTGGTGGCTCTCAAGGGTCGTATCTTCTCATTAGAAGTTTCTTGACGACTGGTTGGGGCAATTGATGAAAGATAAAATAACAGGTCGGAGTCAAGAAAATATTGAAAACATGGTATCTAGTTTAATTAAGGATGAAGATACTAAGGAGCTACAAAAACTATATTATTCTTTAGAGAATTTCGACGCTTTAGTTTTAGTTCGCCAAGATATTTTTGAGTATCTAAGAGATCGTGGAGTAAGAGTTACGGGATAAGATTGTTCGGTGGTGTCAGATTAGAGTTACTTCTACTTCAGATAGAGAAACGTGAGTTCGAATCTCACTCAGGTCGAAAGACTTGATCGTCTAGGGGCAGGACGCTAAAATTTCTCTAATCGCCTGTTTCCCCGAACAATCTTTAAGGATGTTCTAGCAGAGTCGAAGGTCTGGGTTCAAAGCCCATAATGATCTGCCCGTAAAGGAATCCCGTAACCATCCGGTCGGGCTGATGGTGTAAATGGTCAGCACATCGACTCTGCTTTATAAGTAAAAAATGTGACGGATGGTGTTTGGTTACGGATACTTCTTGGGGATGTAAACCCGTAGCCGTCTCTTTCCTCCGTCACATTTTGTCAGTTCAGAAAACTGAATTGTGGATTGAAACAAAAGAAAGGTTTTAATACTGTGCTTAGTTTTTTAGCCTATAGTTTGACTGTTGTAATGCTTGTTACTGGAATGTTTGGCGATGTAGGGATGGGGCAGAATGTCCAGGTTACGACTACAAATGTAACTGAGATTCATGCCTGTGTAACTGGAAGTAGCTCTCAGTGTACTGTACAGGTCAATCAAGGCACGCATCTTGTCAAGGCCAAGCCGCTGCCGAGCTATCCAACCCCTCCTGGTTTTCACTGGAGTTGCGACCAAGCATCCGTGTATGTGATCACAAACAAAGCAGTAACGCTGCATTGCCGACTGTATCCTGGGTTCTGAATACTGTTTTTGGTTAAATAAGTCTTGTTCGGTGGTGAAGAAACACAGTTGCATCGATGTGGACTTAACTGGTAGCCAGCAAGTCAGTAGCCTTAACCGCAAGGAAAATCTTATTCTTGCAACACCAATAAGGAGACTTGCTAGGGAGTTGGTTCGAGTCCAACCCGTATCACAACAAAATCTGTGCTTCGCGGTTTCCCCGAACTAATTCGAGCTTGTGGCCTAGTGGTTAAGGCACTTGATTGTCAATCAAGAAATCGCCAGTTCGAATCTGGTCAAGCTCGCCTGAAAGACAAATAGTTTCTTCGTTCAAAGCGAAGCGGGGCGGAAGTCCGTAATCATTCGGCAGTCACGTAACTTAAATGGTCAAAGGGGTTTGTCTTTCTGTAACTGGTAAGCGTGATTCCTACTCTACGCTGGATCAGCCAGAGTCGAAATAATCTGGCAGAAAAAACAGGTATCCATTCCCTGTACTGAATGGCGGAGCGTTAGGCCAGCGCAATCGAGAGGGCGAGCCGGAAGTAGCCTGAATACTGGCCTTTATAGCGGGGTAGAGGATCGGTGTCCTCATCAGGCTCATAACCTGGAATGGATTGGTTCAACTCCAATTCCCGCTACCTGGCATCAAAGCGGGACTTCCTCTAAGATTACTGAAGTCAGCGCAATGCCCCAACAGTTTCAGGAGTTGAAGGTGTCGAAAGACTAGATTACCAGCTTTCAACTCCTGGGACTGAACGAATCGATTAGCCAGTTTGCGTCTGAGGCTTCTGGTTAATCGGTTCGTTCAGTCGGAAAAATAAAATTTTTCGATTATAAAGGATTTCAGAGAGTAATTGCACCTTACAAATGACTGTCGCCAGGTATAGGACTTGGAGACTCTGAAATCTGGTCAGACAACAAGGTTATCTTTATCAAACCTTAGTCACATAGGGCTTTTTATTGGGCGAATCACACACGAATACAAAGCCTTGCTGTCTGACCAGAATCCTATAGCGCGTTGGGGATGAGTGATGCCGGACACAGCGTAGGCTATAGGGTTCTTTCATGAGATTATGTTGGCTGGTGATAGGAAACAGTTACTTCTAAGTTCGATTCTTAGTACGGCTACCAGAGCGTCCTGGGCTAAACGTCTCGATGGCGGTTTAGCGATCTGTGACCGACAGTTTCCGCCAACCTTATAAAGTGTATACACGAAGCTGTCTCGTTAGCGCAGCGAACCTACTGCGACAGTGTGGGGGAAGGCTAAAGGGCTGTCCAGAAACGCCCTGGAATGACAACTTGAGTCAGTAAACAAGTCGGTATGGGACGGATGCCGTTAAGGAGTTCTGATCAAACTCTCTGTCCCCATCAGAGCGTAGCGCAGCGGTAGCGCACTTGTTTTGGGAGCTAAAGTTGCTTTGCAGATATTGCGGTAAAGATTTTTCTGAGGAACATTTTGAACTAGCAAATGTCTTAAATGGCATTGCTTACCGACGTAGAAAATGTAGAAGGTGTTATCAGGATACAAAAAACGAACGTAAAGATAGAATAAGGTCTTGGATTTTAGAATACAAAAAGGATAAGAAGTGCGAGAATTGTGGAATAAACGATCCTAGAGTATTAGAATTTCACCACCAAGACCCTTCACAGAAGGAATTTAATGTTGGGGATATTATTAGAAATGGCAAGTCTATAGAAAATTTAAGGGTGGAGATTGATAAATGTATTGTTCTGTGCGCCAATTGTCACAGAATAATACATTGGGAAGAAAGTCATCAGAGTGTGGTGTAATGGCAACACGCCTGGTTTGGGACCAGGGGTCGGGAGTTCAAATCTCTCCGCTTTGACATGCTGGTTGTGCCGGAAAATTCAATAGTTCGTGACGGTGCTATTGAGCATTACTGGTCGGCACAACCAGTATTAACCAATATCTAATGGGCCGAGTAGACGGTAACGCGCCGTGTTAGGCACGAAGTTTGCTGAAAAACGCAGCGGTGGGCCTCAACATTATGTTGTTTGTAGCTCAACTGGCAGAGCACCATCCTGTGAAGATGGTGGTTGTGGGTTCGAATCCCATCAAACAACCCTCAAGGATTTTTAGGAACAATCCATGAATGAAGTTTGGGTATTCAATCGAACCGGAGACTTTCAGTTTTTTGCTTGTGCTATCTTCTCGACTAAAGAACTTGCTTTTGAGTGGATTGTAAAAGAGAAATCGATTGGCGTTCTGACAAAATATACTTTGGACAAGCCGGACGATTCAAATTTCCCTGAACACTATCATTTTGAAGATGAAGATGATTATTTAAGAATTAAATAATTTTGTTAGATGGCGCTAGATCGCTGTTACTTCGATATTTTTTGTTTCAGGGGATTGTATGGAACTTTTCGGATTTAGAATTACGTTAGCCAGAGTGTTTGTATTCGCAATCATTACAGCGATTGCGATGGCAGTTCCGGCCATTCGGAACTTTCTGTGGCTTATCCTGCCATTAGGGAGTGGAAACGATGACATCATAGAAGGGTTTGCTTTAGGGATAATTTTCGTAATTTTGTTTGTCAAAGTCTGGACAAGAATCCCAGATGCTCTACACCAGAAAAAGTAATCTCAGAGAAAGAAGAAAAAGTGAAGAAAAATTTTATTTTCTCCGTATTGCTGTTTGTTTTGTTTGTCCTCTCCGGCTGTTACCGTAATCGCCAAGTTCAGTCCTATCAAGTCGGTCTAAAGCTCGATGACGGTGTTTCGATTACAACTGTCGTCGGACCTGGCCTTTATAGCAGCGGCGGCTGGTTTGCCGATCTTGTCACCATCAACGGCTCCAATATCACGACTGCCTGGAACGATCCATCTCTTGTCACCAGGGATAAGCAGCCTATCGGTTTGACGATGGCGATCTCCTTTGCCCGCAAGCGCGATTCCGAATCGATCAAAAAACTTTATAATGACTATCACACTGAAGCCCTGGATGATACCGCATTGACCACTCTGGTTCTCTCTCGCGTGCCATCCGTTGCCAAGACTATCACGACCAAATATACACTTGATCAAATGCTTGGCATTGCTGAAGGCGCGCAAGCGGTAGGGCGTGAGGCGACAGCTAAAGAAGTCTTTGACTTGCTTAAGGCCGAAACTGACAAGCTCAGTGTCGAACTGACATCTGTCCAGATTTCCGACATTGCTGTGAGCGATGAATTTAATAAGGCTCTCAATGCCAAAGCTCAGGCACAGATCAATATCGAAGTTGCCCAACAACAGACCAAACTGATCACGGAACAACTCCAACAGGAAAAGGCGACTACCCAAATCGAACTGGAGAAAGCCAATCGTGAGAACTTGGTCAATGAGCAAAAGGCCAAAGCCTATGAGGAAAGTCCACAACTTCTCCAGCTTCGCATGATGGAATTGACCGCACAGATATTGGATGAAGGCGATACTGTGATCTATGTACCTGAAGGCTCGAATATCACCAGTGTCTTGACTGGCAATGCTCCAGTGATTCCAGCCAACTAAACTTACTAGGTCACATAATAGACAAACCCTTGTGAGGTCTGGTATCTTAGTGACGTTGGATGGCGTAGGCAGCGGCTACTTCATGCTAAGAAATACAACCGCAGCCGTCAATTTCCTCCGACAAACCGAATAACAGTTGAGTGGTGATAGTTAGAGATACATCGGAATTCCGTTAAGGAATTAGACCAGTCTAACTGCCGTTTCCCTCAACACTAAAAGAAAATAGCTGGATGGTGATGGTTAGAGTTACTTCTTGCCAGGGGAAACCCAACCGCCTCATAAGAAAGAGGCAACCGTCGAAAGACGGCAACTCTCGCCGCTGTTTCCTCCAGTAAACTCTTTAGTGTTTTGGACACGGAAAATAAAATTTTCCGTGTTTTTTATTTTTAATTTCTCAGAAAGAGAGCCAAAAGAATGAAGACCAATACTCCGGTAAAGCGAGAGAAGTTAGTTACCCATGAAGGCGGGCGTGCGGTGAATATCAACGCCGAGAAGATGTTGCGGCGTTCATTGATGTCCTGTCTCTTATGGGAGCAGGAATTCTATGAAGACGGCAAGACCATCGCGGATCGTCTCGCAGAGCTTGTCCCACAGGTCGCTCCGGCGAAGGTGGCGGCAATGGCTATCGAAGCACGCGAACAGATGAAGTTGCGCCACGCGCCTCTCTACATTGTTCGTGAGATGGCGCGCCACACTTCCCACAAACCATTCGTGGCGGAAACGCTCGGTCGTGTTGTGCAGCGTGCCGATGAAGTGGCGGAATTTCTCGCTATGTATTGGAAGGATGGCAAGGTTCCGGTCGCCCACTCTGTCCGTAAGGGCTTGGATGTGGCAGTTCGTAAGTTTGATGAGTATGCGTTGGCAAAGTATGACCGTGAAGGGGCGGTGAAGTTGCGTGATGTTTTTCGCATTGTTCACCCTGAGCCAAAGGATGAGGCTCAGTCATCGCTGTGGAAGCGGGCCATTGCCGGTGAATTAGAGACTCCCGATACCTGGGAAGTCGAGTTGAGCCGGAACGATGGGATTGACAAGATGACCAAGTGGGTTCGTCTCTTGACTGAGAAGAAGTTAGGTGCATTGGCCTTGCTGCGTAATCTCCGCAACATGGAACAAGCGGGTGTGAGTCGTTATTTGATTGCGGAAGCCATTCGTGAGATGTCAACTTATCGACTCTTGCCTTTTCGCTTTATCGCCGCAGAACGCTATGCGCCCCACCTTTCCGATGTTCTGGAGAGCAAGATGCTGTTGATGTTGTCGGATGCCAAGAAGCTGTCTGGCCGTACAGTCATTCTGGTCGATGTCTCTGGTTCGATGAATATGGAGCTTTCCGGTAAGTCTGATATGAAGCGTATCGATGCGGCTTGTGGTGTGGCGATGGTTGGTCGTGAGATGTGTGAAGAAGTGGAAGTTTTCACCTTCGAAAACAAAATCAACACCATACCTAATCGACATGGTTTTGCCCTCCGCGATGCTATCGGTTCACCACGCGGCGGGACGGAGCTTGGTGCAGCGGTTCGAGAGATGAACCTTCGCAGCTATGACCGCTTGATTGTCGTCACCGATGAGCAGAGCCATGACACTGTAGGCGATCCAAAAGGCAAGGGCTATATGATCAATGTTGCCTCTCACCGCAACGGTGTCGGCTATGGGAAGTGGACTCACTTCGATGGAATGAGTGAGAACATATTCGGTTACATAGTTGAGTCTGAGAAAGAACAGATGTAAGATAGAGATTGCCAGGGACTCAAGGACGCGGACTAACAAGGTAGAGGGAAGGTCAGACTTCCCTCTACTGTCCACACAGAAAAAGATTCTACAGAAAGAAAAAATTAAAATTTATGACCTACACCATCAAAGTATTAGCCAAACTAATCGAGCTAGGGCAGTTGGGCATCAACCAGGAAAAGACAACTCTGGTTTTTCGACCTTTCAATCCTGGCGATCCCAGGGTGAAATTTCTAGCTAAGAACACAAACTGGCATCCGGTTCGGGATTGCAAAGATGTTCTCCAGGCGACAGCGACTCTGGAGAATTTTTATAGCATGGAAGAAACTCAACTTCGATATTTGCCCACAGATAGAGTGGTGAAGTGGGTAACAGAAGCGGCAGAGCTTTTGCCGGATTTTATGTCGCCTATCGACAAAGAGTTGAAGGCTTCGGCTCTCTTTGACTGGCAACAGGACGGGGCTAGGTTTCTCTATCCGAGAGATCGAGCCATGCTTTCTCTTTCCCCTGGCTTGGGTAAGACCCTCACTTCTGCCTTCGCAGCCGGATTAAGAGGGTTCCATACGATTCTGGTTGTCTGTCCCGCCTCCCTTTTGTTTTACTGGAAGGGCGAGTTGGAGAAATGGAAGGCGGATATACCGCTCGCTCCATTCGCCTATATTTGGCATCGAAAACTAGGCCAATTAGAGAATGTAACTGTTTTCCCTGAGTATCAGCAACAATGGATCATCACCAATCCAGAGACAGCCGCCAAGTATCAGAAAGAATTGGGGGCTATGCCTTTCGATTGCATGATTGTCGATGAATCGATCATGTATAAGCACCGTGAATCTCAGCGATCTCAGGCCATGAAAGACCTGGCTAAGAACTTCGAAACAGTCTGGTTTCTGACGGGCGCACCGGCAACTAAAAACCTAGATGATATGTGGCATCAGTTTCATATTCTGAAGCCTCAAGGCTATCCGAGTTACTGGCGATTCACTCGAAGCTATTGCCTGGTCGATGACGATGTGTGGGGCAGTAAGGTTATTGGAAATATTCCAGGAGCCGAGAAAAAAATAAAAAATAATTTTGCTGATATTTATTTTTCTCGCACTCAGGACGATGTGGCCGACATTCCTGACTGGATCATGGAAGACATCGATATTCCTATGCTTCCGGCTCAGGATGAAGCCTATGAAACATTACGGAGTGAACTCTATATTCGGTTGGAATCGGTAGACCCGAACCAGGTCATCACAGTCGGCAACCATTTGGCTTTGATGATCCGGTCCGTCCAGGTAGCATCAAACCCCCTTCTGGTCGGGGGAGTTGACTCAGCCGGAAAATGGGATGCTGTCCCAGAATTGATGAACATCTATCCTGGTCCCTATATTGTCTGGGTAAATTTCATCGATACCGGACTGGCGCTTCGAGATAAGTTTGGCAAGATGGGCATGAATGTGGCTCTTGCCAACGGCTCAACAAAGATGGAAGACCGTAATAAAATGGTGGACGCTTTTCAGAGGGAGGAACTAGATGTCATCATCCTTAATAATCAGGTGGGCAAATTTGGGTTTACCCTCACTAAAGGTCGAACAGCCTTCTTTGTTGAACGCATGTATGACGACAGTTATTTTCAATGCCTCCACCGAAATCGAAGAATCGGAACTACGCAATCGCCAATTATTGTCAATATGCGATCTGTTACCAATACTGGCGGACAAACCATCGATCATCTTATTCATTCCACACTTGATTACCGTGTTGGAATGATCAAGCGGGTAACGGCAGCCGATTTGAAGAAACTTTTTGGGCCGAAAAAATGATTAAAAAAACTTACAAAATTTTTGAGTTGAAGAAAGAATACTACAACACTTACTCAGCCAATTATGTGTTTGGCTCAGTCTTTGTTCCGGTGGACGAACTAGAGACAAAAGAACAATGTGAGCAAGTAATCGAAAGTATGGGGTTGTGGGGCGAGCAATATGCTATAGTGGAAGTATGGGAAAGGGTGAATGAATGAAAAGATCAGTTGTCGCCTACGGGGTAGATGAACCTACTCTCGTTATCGAAGTGGATACAGGGGAAGAAAAAATGAGTTTTCAGCAGCAACGTATTCAAAATATGTCAGACGAAGATGCCCATCGCCAGGAGCTTATGCGGCGTCGGCTGGAGAATCCAGATGAGAAGAAGCAATTCCGTAAAGCCTTTGCTTTCAAGGCAGGGGCGGATTATTCGACTCTAAAGCCTTTTTGTGAGGACGTGATTGTCTGTATCGATGGCTTTGCAGATCATACCGATGTTGTACGGGCCAAGCTCGAACTGGCTTTGGCTGACTATGATTCTGATCGGGATGTACTGGTTGTGATCGGGCGATCCATAGACAATTTAATGGTCGGTTTGATTGTGGCTGAGAAGGTTCGACAGAAACCAAACGCTCGACAAAGTTTTGCAATTGCGGTATACTATGGCTTCTCTTATAGGTTCTACGAAGTCTATCTTGACCCGACAATCGAGACACATCGTATCCAAATAAAGTAGAAAAATAAAATTTTTTTCACCGACACAGAGAAAGAAGACAGAATGCCCAGAAAGTCGGTTGCATACTCCAACACACGTCTTACAACCTTCAAACGCTGCCGCCTAAAGTACCATTGGCAATATGTGGATAAGCAGGAATCGAGCGGTTCCGCCAGAGCCTTACGGCGGGGCGCAGCGGCGCATTTGGCTATGGCGGCCTACTATCGTGGTTCTCCCATCAAAGAGGCTGTAGCGCACGCCTGGGAGTCCTACGGGGCAGCCTCCGAAAAGGGCTTTGGCTACATGAGCGATCTCGATTTTCTTCTGACCCGTTACTTTAAGTGGGCAGCGGTGAATGATCTTTGGAAAGTCGAGATGGTTGAGGAAACTGTCGAAGCGGAGTACAACGGGATCAAGCTGATGGGAATTTGGGATTTACTCGTTCGTAAGAACGGCCAGCTATGGATAGTCGATCATAAGTTCCAGAAGTCCCATTCCTTTGCCAACCTGGAAGTTGATCCCCAAGTCAGCCAATACATTGCTTTGGCTCGACTCAAAGGATTGAGAGTTGCCGGTCTAATCTATAACATTATCAACTTGGAAACTGGACAGACCAAAGAGATTGCATTGCGGCAGCAGGTAGGGCGTCCCGATTATTTTGTCCAGACCTATTTGGATAGCCTTGCTCCCCAGATCAAAGAGATGAGAAAGGCACAGCGGGGAACACTGCCGATTTATCCCAACTGGACAAAGGACTGTTGTTGGGATTGCTCCTTCTATCGCAAATGTATTGATGACCCTTATACCAAAGGAGTATCGACAAGATGACCGAAGAAAAAATTAAAAAATTCTTTATGAACCATATTCATGAGTCGATGTTGCCGGAACCTATCGAGCAAAAAATCGATGAGGAAAAGAAGCAAGCTGTTTTTACCTACCCGCTGGATAAGGGTTCTTGCCAGCGAATCTATTCTAATTGGGCCTATACGATTTATCTCTCTTAAATCTTATTAGGTCGCATAGTGGATTTTGGGGCGGGTTGTTTTTATAATCAAGGAGTAGAACAAATGAGTGATGTAGTGAAGGAAAACGAAGTCGATGAACAGGAAAACACAGAAGGAGAAGGGACAGAAGATGAGCTAGATGCCACAGAAAACGAGACAGAAGAAGGCAAGTTCGAGAGAGTTGACGAAGAAGATGATGAGGAAGAAGAAGGCGGTTCTTTTGGTACTTGGGACAGTAGCATTGCTGCCAAGCGTTTCAAGGTTCTGCTCTATGGTGTAGCAGGAACTGGCAAAACAACAATGGCGGCAACTTTTCCAAAACCTCTTTTTCTCGATTTGGAAGGTGGGATGCTCAGTACCAGGCGAGTTGGACCTGTTCTGAGATACCCTAAGAATCCAAGTGAAGACATCAAAAGTTACCCGCAAGTCGTGGATTTTTATAACGCTATCGTGGCGGACAAAAACCCACAGTTCGAGACAATCGTAATCGACTCGCTCAATGAGTTGCAGCTTTTGGTAACATCGTATGTTGTCGGCAAGTTTCGGAAGGTCACACGTCAATACGACGATCAGATGACCCTTGCCGATTATGGCAAAGCCAATCGAGACTTTGCTAAAGTAGTACGGCTCTTTCTTAAGCTCCCTTATCATGTGGTCTTTACAGCAGCGTCCAGCCAGAAGGAATTTGGCGACGAAGGGGCTTTACAGATTGCGCCGAAGTTTGTCGGGAAACAAGTAGGGCCGGATGTGCAGCGCATGATGGACATGATCGGATACTGCTTCGCCAAGCGAATGCCCAATGGAACCAGTGAACACTATGTCAGTTTTCGCATGACTGCTGACTATATGGCAAAAGACCGAGTAGGGATTGCCAAACAGGACATTCCCAATAATTTCGATGCTTTAATGGAAAATATGAAAGGTAAGTAAGATGGCTAAGACGTTTAACACTGGCTCGCGTGGGGGAAATCTCCACAAAGACGGTATCTACCAGGCAGAAATCACGGACGCGGAAGTGACAACTGCACAGAGTTCCGGCAATGAGCAGATCAAGGTACAGTTGGCGATTCTCAAGAATGGCCGTGCTGCGGGCAATGTCGTCATGGATTATCTGACAATGACTGAGGCTGCCGAGTGGCGTTGGAATCAGTTGATGGATGCGCTTGAAGCTCCAGCCAACGTTGACATCGATCCGGAAACCTGGCTTCCTGGTAAAACGGTCTATGTTCGTTTGGAGATTTCTGAGTGGAATGACGAAGACCGCAACAAGGTCAAGGCGTATTTGAGTGACGCGAAGGCGATGAAGTTGATTGCGAAGGAAGCAGAAGCGGGCGGCACAGCCGAGCCAATGGCGACCGATTCCGGTGCGAAGGCAAATGCTCGTAACCGTACCAAGTCGAACGCACCTGAACTGAGTTCTGAGGAACGAATGCCTCTGTAGGGGTGGGATGAAACTAGAGTAAGACTGATTTAGAGATGAAGTTGGGTTGCCCTATCGGTTGATAGGGCAACCCTGATCAGAGGAAAAATTTTAAGGAGAAACACAGAAATGGAAAATAAAAAATATATTTTGGTTCGTAGACTAGGCGATAGCCTTGACTCTGTTCTCGATTACATTGAGATAGATGTTAATCAGTATTTAGAAGAAGGTTACGTACTGGCAGGGCCATTGGTCTACCAAACGTGTGACAACTCAGATGATTATGATTGGCATATAGCTATTCAACCTATGATATTCAAGCCTTAAAAATTCTAGGAGAAAAAATGAATAAAAGTTTTGTTGCAGATACCAGAGAACTAAAAGAAATCCAACATTGCCTTTTTTATGCGGAGAATCTGGCGCACGGCACAGTCGGCCACAATCTCCTGATGTTGGGTGCAAAGGCTTTTGGGGCATTGGGGTTCTCTCTCGACAGTCACCATCAACTTCTATTTCAGGGTCGCTGGATTGATATTTCAATCCCTATCGAAGTAACGATCACACACCAGGAAGTCCAATAATGCGTGTACTTTCTATCGATCCAGGCTTTACTACAGGAGTCGCTATCTACGACGATGACGGCAATTTGGAGTGTGCGATGGGAGTTACCCGCAGAGGACTTCATCGCAACGGATTTTTTAATTGTCTGACCTCGATTGCCAAGCCCGACATCACCCTAATCGAATCTTTGCCGATGAATAATGTGACGTCAGAAATGATGGCGATTCACTCACACATCACACAGTGGTTTAACATTGCCAGTTATCCAGTCGAAATGATTAAGCCCGTTCAGTGGAAGGGATTGATCGGACGAGTCGAAATTCCAGGGCAACACGCTAGAGATGCAGCGACAATGGCTTCATGGTGGCTGGCTCAGAAAGGGATTATAGTGAGCGATGGACAGAACAAGTGAATTAAAAGAAGACTATGAGGCAATGCAAGGATTGATCGAGCAGTTTCAGCAGCGCCAAACTCTCAAAGTAGAGCCAGATGCCAATCATCGCTGGTATCTCTTTGAGAAAGAGGGGCGAGAATCTTGGATCGAGCAATACAATCCGGAGATGTACGAGTACATGAGACTTCAGTGGGGCGGGAGAAAGGGTTGGACAGTGACCCCAATTGATATTTTTAGGACAAGCTAATGACTCCACACGAAGAAACAAAATTTATAATTATGGGCTTTATCGAGACATTGCCTGATGAAGATAAAGCTGAAGTTAAGAAATGTGCTGATGATCTTCGTCAAAAAATGAAGGAATCACCTGTTCATTGGGGGCTGGCTATTGCTTTAGTCGGGGCAGAAGTGGCGGCACAGGAATGACGGTTAAAGAACTGATTGAGCGGTTGAAGGTTATGCCTTCAGAAATGCCTGTCTATATTGGGGATGTTTCGCTAGGCCCACTGCAAGTCTATGATGTACTACAGGAAGAAATTGATGAGAGCGAGTGGGAGAAGGGTGAATTTCTTGGCTACAAGAAGATTACTGTGATTGTTCTGTGGAGATAATCAATGACACTCCTACTTCGTGAAGATATTTTAGCCTGTAAGGGATTGCCCGTTGCCATCGACACCGAGACAACCGGACTTCACTGGTATTCGGATGGCATTATCGGCATTGGAATTCACTGTCCAAAGGCAGGGGTTTCCGGCTATGCCCATCTTTGTCGCTATGACACAATCGATTGGGGGAAGGCCAAACACAAAACAGAGTGGTTGGGGCAGATGGATTTCTCTAAATCCAAGCGCGGCCGTCGCGTGATGGAAGAAAGAATTTTTTTCGAGACAGCCATCCAAGCCACTCCTGAACCAATCAGGGCGGCCCACTTTCTTCCGGCTGTCTGGGAGATTGTCCAAGACCCTCACACACTTCTGATCGGTCATAACCTCAAGTTTGATGCTCACTTTTTGGGACTGAAGCTGTGGGAAATACCGTGTCTGATTATGGACACAGCAATTCTGACCCACTTAGTAGACTGCCGACTGAGGAAATCACTCGCTTCAGCAGAAAATAAATTTTTATCTTCCGACTCGAAGCGAGCGCACGTTTCCGAAGCAGACAAACGATTTGGGAAAATGCCCTGGATGTGGGGGGAAAAAGTTCTCGAAGATTATTGTACCAATGATTGTGTTGTGACCTACCAACTGGCCGAGACACTCATGCCCAAAATTCGTGAGATGGACTTGGCTAAGTTTCTGACTGTCCAGATGAAATATTTGAGACTACTGCAAAAAATAGAGTGGCGTGGTTTCCGTGTAGAGGAAAAATTTTGTCATGACGCTATCGCAGAGTTTGATCGAAACATTGTCAGTCTTGAGCGCGATCTTTTTGATGCTGTGGGTTATACGTTCGATTATCGTAGCTCAAACCAACTCTCTGATGCGATTTATAAGTCTCTTGGAATCGACAAACCTGAAAATCCTTTCGTGGATGATTGGGGAGTCCCAAAGAAGACACCGGCAGCGAAAATATATACAAAAACGGCAACGGGTACGCCGCTACTGGTCAAGCATGATCACCCACTCAAGACAACGATCATCGACCTACGTGAAACAATTAAGCTCAAGGAATATGCGGAAAAATATTTAATTTTACGTGACAGAGAGGGCTACCTACATGCAAGTTTCAATCCCACAGGAGCTATTACCGGAAGGCTGTCTTGCTCTGATCCTAACCTACAACAACTCGCCGCAAGATACCGAAAATATAATTTGGAATCTGCCTATACAGGTGGGAGCGAGCGCGTTGGAGGCTATAACCTACGTCGCTCCTTGTGCAGTAGACCTGGCTACAAAATCGTCAGTGTTGACCATAAGCAGCAAGAAGCCCGACTCTTAGCCATTCTCTCTGGGGAACCCACTCTCCTGAAATTCATGGCCGAACGTCAAGACATTCACATGGCTATTGCCATTCAGGTATGGGGTGACTGTGGAAAAGAAAAAAATAAACAGCATCGGGAGTGGTCAAAAGCAACTGTCTTTGGTATCTGTTATGGAATGAGTGACGAGAGTCTTCAGGAACACTATAACAAACATAGCATCGATGCCAATGCTGTCGAAGTGAAGGCACAATTCTTTGGGACTTTCAGGGGACTTCAGCCCTGGTTTCAGAGAACCATGAGAGAAATCGAAGTTGATGGGGGTATTCGTTACTGGTCCGGTCGCTACTGGTTCCCCTACTTCCCCTCAGAAGCCTACAAAGGCATCAACGCCATCATTCAGGGCGGCGCGGGGGATTTTCTGGCAGTTGTACTCACGCGGGCCGATCAAGTGCTTACAGCGACAGGATGGGGCTATTTGATTTCAATCATTCACGACGAAGCTCTGTTCGAGATTAAAGAGGAATTTATCGATGTTGCCGCTCCAGTCCTGGCAAGTGTCATGGAAGGTTTTGACATCTTTGGAGTGCCTTTCTTGACTGACATCGAAGTAGGCGACAGCTACGGATCATTGGAGCCGTTTGAGACTGTAGTTGATATTTCCCAGATTGATTGGCAAGAATATCTTCGTACCCCTGTTTTCCAGTAGTTGCATTATTCTTAGAAGTATGTGAAAGTTATAAAAATAATATAATTTTACAGAGAAACTTCTTTTCGCATAACTACAGTAAGTGAAGAAAGAAGACCAGAATATGAGTAGCAATATAAAGGCTATTGAAACTGTTTATCAAGGCTATCGTTTTCGCAGCCGACTTGAAGCACGGTGGGCTGTTTTTCTGACTGAAATGAAAATTGTCTGGGAATATGAAAAAGAAGGATTTGACCTGGGCAGAGAAGGTTGGTATCTCCCTGATTTTTGGCTGCCAAAGCAGGATATGTGGTTGGAAATTAAGCCTAAATTAGAAGGTGATCCAGACTTAAAGGGACAGTCTTTGTGCTATCAACTTTCTCTCCATACTCGTAAAGTTGTTGGTTTGATTCAGGGCAATCCTGCTAAGAATCTTGTCGATGGCATTAACTGTGACTTTTCTTTTTTTCTCTTTGGCGGACTGCCCTGGGATTTATTTATTGATGATGAGCCTTTTCCTAACTCAGACATTTTTGAGGGGAGCTATTTTTGGGGAAGTTCTCATTTTGAAAATCTGCGCCAGTTTGTTCTCCTTCAAGCCAAAGAAGGAAAATATCTTTATTTCTCGGATATAGAAGAACTATCAATTCATGCACTAGATGAAGTAAGTCGAAGAAGAACAATTATTGAACTGGACAAACTCTATTACCACCGAAAATACAATAAAGAGCATCCAAGATGGAGAAGTAATAGCCGAATCTGTCCGGCTTATTTCAGCGGGAATGGTTCTGTTTTTCCTGACATAGATGACAACCAGATTTATGAAGAATTAGATATGAAGGTTCAGAAGGCTTTAGAGAAAGCTCGTTCTGCTCGCTTCGAGCATGGTGAAACACCCTAGAAATAAAAAATTTTATGAGAGAGCTTTCACTTTTTTCGGGAGTGGGCGGTGGGATTTTAGCTTCGATACTGCTCGGACACAGAATTGTCGGAGCCGTTGAGATAGATAAATATTGCTGTTCTGTCTTAGAGCAGCGACAGAAGGATGGTGTGCTTGACTACTTCCCGATCTTTCAAACTGACATCCGAGAATTTATACAGCACGGCTATGCAGACCTTTACAAAGGCCACTGTGATCTCGTTTCTGGGGGTTTTCCCTGCCAGCCCTTCTCCCATGCCGGAAAACGTAAAGGGGCCAGAGACAGCCGCAATATGTGGCCTGAAACTATCGAAGTGGTTCGCAGAGTTGCGCCAGAATTTTGTTTTTTCGAGAACGTCCCTGGGCTACTATCCTCCGGTTACTTCGGAAAAATCATCGAAGACCTGGCCGAAAGCGGGTATGGTGTACGATGGAGAATTTTATCCGCAGCCGAATTGGGAGCGCCGCATAAGCGTGATCGCCTCTGGATTGTTGCACACACCAACCGTTTACGACGCTCAGGGGATCAAGCGATCTCTGGAAGGGTGGGAGAAACGGGCAGCCTTCAGGAAATCGATAGGACGGGATCATATAGCTCCGGCTGGTCTGAGCGAACAGATTTGGCTGGAAGAAAACAACATTCCGCTGATGATCTCGAAGTGGCCGACGCCGACAGTGGACGACGCCAACAATGTAAGCCGGAAATCGGGGCAGTACCAGAGCCTCAGTCGAGTGTTCTTTCAGGCGACGGATGGTGGGACACTCAACCCGCGCTTCGTAGAATGGTTGATGGGTATGCCGGAAGGACACTTGAACTTAGAGCCGCTGGAAATGCCCAAGTTCCTCAAGTGGCGGCAGCAGCGTGGCGATTACTTACTGGAGAATAAATCATGAAAGACGGCAGCTATAAGATTAAAAAAGGCGATCTGGAATTTGTTGAGGAAATCAAAAACAACCAAACATCAGATGGCTGGTGGGTAGTTGAGTTGGTGTTGATGGGCTATGAATTTACGTCTATAAATGAGTCAGAAGAAAATAAAAAAAATTCCGATAGCAAGGATGCTATATGACCCTCTCCCGAACATATTACGAAATTTTCTTCTCAGACTCGACAAATTTTTCCCAGATCATGCCCACAGCGAAGGGCTATGAATACCGGACACAGACCGGAATTCCAACCCTGGAGCTTATCCAAAAGCATCTGGATCGGGAAGAAGTGCTTGGAGCCTACACAGTCAATCCTGGCAACCATGTTCGGTGGATCGCCTTTGATATTGACTCAAAGGTAGGCATTGAGAAAGCCAGAGAGATTGCCAAGAAGATAGCAGATTTTCTCAAAGAAAATAAAATTCCCTATGCTATCGAATTTTCGGGGAGTAAAGGCTATCATATCTGGATTTTTCTGATTGAAAAGACAGATGCGAAAAGAGCCAAAGAATTTGGGGAAAAGCTGCGAGATTTTTTTGGCTTTGCCAAGACTGGAAAACTCCATGTCGAAGTCTATCCAAAACAAGAGAAACTGGAAAAAGATGAGATTGGCAGCCTTCTTCGCTTACCTCTGGGCAGGCATCCTGTAACTTTTAATGAAGCCAAGTTTGTCGGTATGGACCAGTGGGAAGAAGGTCCGGCATTGGGGCCGGAAAAATTTTTTGAAGACAAGATAGATATAGATGCGCTCGAAGTAGCTTTGGAAACACTTGATCCCGCCGAACAGATCGCCAATATCCTGGGCGAGTATTGGGAGACGGGCCAACGTCATCAAGTTACCCTCTGTACTTCTGGGATGGCGGCAAATGCTGGCTGGTCACAGGAAAAAACTAAAAAGTTAATTGAAGAAATTCACGTACTTGTACCACAAGGCGAACTTAAAGATCAGCTAAAGGCAGTCGAAACAACTTATAAGAGATTGGCAGACGGC